GAAGGGTGAGTTCGTAGTGGGAGCTCGCGGACCTCTCTTCTGGATCGAAGACGGTATTGACCGTGAGGGCTGTCAGGTGCGGGAGGACGGCATCATCTGCTACTCTGATCGAGCAGGCAAAGGGTTCGCGTCATGGCGTGAGATCTTAGGTAAAGCGTTTATGGATCGGTTTGAGGCTAAGAAGCTGTCTACCATATTAGACCAATACTGGTTTAACGGTAAGAGCTTCTACAAGTTATTGGGTGGTGGTCCCGTCGCTATACCCAAAGAGCAACTGGTATTGGAGCTTCGCAAGTCGGGTTTCAGCCCCAGACCTAAGAAGAACCAGACGATCTCTGAGGTCGAGCAGGCAATCCTATCCATCTCAAACGATTGCCGTGTTGAGGAGGTGGCCCCTGTTGTCTTCTCGAAAGACAGGGTTGTTTGCTTTAACGGTAGGAAGATACTAAACAACTGCAGGACTAGCCCGATACCGCCAGCAGAAGATGGAGACCCGTCCAACTGGCCTTGGCTCCACCAGTTCCTAACTCCGTTCTTTGCTGACGACGAGAATGGCGACTCCACACTGCCCTACTTCTTAGCGTGGTATCAGCGTCTGTACTCTGCCGTACTCAACCATCGTCTCGATCAAGGTCAGCTTCTGATCTTATTAGGTCCAACGGGTCACGGTAAAACGCTAATCACAAACAAGATTATTGGAACATCAGTTGGTGGTTTCAGCGATGCATCCGACTACCTGTCGGGAAAGACGAACTTCAACCGTGATCTCTGTGGGTCTGCGGCATGGGTCATCGACGACCAAACTGCCGCCGCAACCTACGCCGATCAGCGCAAGTTTGTTGAGCTCACGAAGCGTTGCGTTGCCAACCCACGACTTGAGTACCATGCAAAGTACGCGGATGCCATCCCGCTGCCGTGGTCTGGTAGGGTGATGATGTCTTTGAATCTGGATGCCAACTCGTTGGCTGCGCTACCGTCACTGGATAGCAGCAACAGGGATAAGATTATCGCGCTACGGATTAGTAGTGGGCGCAAAGTAAACTTTGGCTCTAATGACTTTGTTGAAACAACCATTAGTACTGAGCTGCCGTTCTTTCTCCGCTGGCTTCTAGATTGGAAACCCCCGATTACCGTAAAGGACTCCAGTCGCTTTGGCGTAAAAACCTACATCGACCCCTTCATTGAGGCTGCTGCTTACGACAATAGCTCGCGTTCAGCAATTGCTGAAATGGTGGAGTTCTTTGCGAAGAAGGTTCGGGAGCACACTGACAAACCTAAATGGCGCGGTACGCTCACTGAGTTCACCGTTGTCTTGCATGAGTCAAACGGTGGTCGCTCTGTCGGCAACTCCAACAACTTAGAGTTCGTCCGTAGAGGTATGACGGTACTTGAAGAAGTCAGCAGCCACAATAAAACCATCCGAACGGTGCGTAGTCGCGGAGACGGCGGCGGCAAAGTCTGGGAGATCGACTTATCTGAGGCGTTTGATATCGACAAGGGGGACGCATTTAGCGACCACCCGACTTCTTTGTAATCTTAACGGAGGGGTCGTAGAGCTCAGTTATGGGAATAGTAAATTCGTCAGAGAACGAAAGCTTCCCGTCACTGGGGTCTATGTTACCTCTTGGTAAAAAGATAGCGGTGTCAAAGAATACAACTGACGGTAACCATCCAACAATGGTGGCTAGCGTCAGTTGTTCGTTGCACCGTACAAAGTAGTAAGCGTCGCACTTATTGGTCAGCTTCTCTTTCTTAGCCTCTGAGCCGTAGACTCTAGCGACGTAGTGCGGTTCAGGAACTGCGGATGCTTTGGTTGTCTTAACGTCAACCGTAAACTTATTCTTAGTTACGATGTCGTAGTCGTAGTTAATCTCACCGACGCGAGTACCGCCGATTAGCTCATGCACAAGGATTTCGCCCATCATGCCTATTGCATTACAGCGGCCTTTGGTTAAGGAGCCGTGCAGTACGCCCATGTCTTTAGCTTCCTGCTTGGCTTGTTTGCGTTGCAGGGCTGTGGGATGGATTACGATCATTAATAAATAGAGTACAAACGACTTTGATTGCCCGTACCGTACGGATCAATGTTAAGTCTAGGGATGGCAGCACCCCTGCTTGAGTTGACTTCTTCTTCTAAAAGTAAAGAACACTTACTCCAGTGGTACTCTGCGCGTTCAACATCCGCGTTGTCTTCGGCTAGCCTGCCCAATAGACCGTGTTTGATTGCGCCGACGTTCGCTAAATGCACGATGTCGTTATCCCCGATAACGGGTTCAAAAGCACGCTTGCAAAGAACGTGCACAACCGTAGAGCCATCCGTCGATCCGTTAATACGGAAACGACGGTATCGAGTAAAACCACTATCGGGACCAACGGTAGCGATTGTTGTGGCAGCATTCGCAGCGGTTGTCCGAATGTCATACTTGTTTAGTAACCCGTCAAAGCGGATACTCTCAACTGGACCAACCGCTTGTGTGAAGACCAAAGTTGTTGCGCCGTCAGTACCAGCACTAAGAGACTTTGAAAATGACTTTGTTGCCGTTGTCCCGTTGGCGGTATCTGCACCAATAGCCGTAACGGTAATGTTCTCACCGTTGGTGTTGCTAATGGGTGTGGTCGAAGACGACCGCTCAGACGGCACAATGTGGAGGGTGGCGGCAATCGCTGCCGTAGCCACAGAGATTTTAGTTGGGCCGTAACCCGCATCAATTAACCCCCACATAACGCCCGTATTCCCGTTCAGCCCGACGCTTTTAAAGTCGTGCCACAAAGAGCGAACGGGTACAGGATACCCGTCCACCATCGTGTGTAGGATTGAGTCTGCTTCTTCTGGTAGCGTAATGCAGCCGTTCACTACGGGTAAACTGTACTGCAAAGTCAAGTCCCGATACAGCCCCATGTTGTACATACGAGCCAGCACTTGGTTAAGACTCTTCTTGAAGTCGCCATCAGGCTCGACGTAAGTATCGAGCAATGAAGCTAATTGGTTAACCGTTGCTGCTGGCATAAAGGGAACAGTACACTTTTACAGGGCTAAGTCAAGAACCAGATTTGGGGCCTTTACAGTTCCACTTCTTGCGGCTTAGGTTGTTGGGCGAGTTCGGGTCGTCACGCCAGTCGCCTTTAATAGCATTGGATCGGGCGCAGTAAGCATCAGCTTTGGCGGTGTTGGGTCGGATGCGATCACCCCCATCCGCTGCGTTTCCTGCTTGCCCAAACTTCACCGTGCGTGTGCGACCAGTTTTGGCGTTTGTAATTGTTTTTGAGAATCGTTTTTCCATAAGTGTTAAGGGTAAAAGGTAAATAGATGATATGTCAAGAACGGTTAATAAAACGTGTCTGTAATTGTGTACGTAAGGGTTCTTGTAGAAGTAGTACTTTCCTGTGTAAATACTATTTGACTTTTACTAAGTGTCACGCTTTGTACGGATAAGCTGGCGTTTTGGGTTGTTTTAATTGTTTCGTGCTTGTGATACCACTGTTCGTTGTACCCACACCAAAAATCAAGTATCCCCCCAGCTCCCGCTAAAAGATCACTCGCACGAATTCCCATAAGGGGAATACTCGCTTGATTAAGATCATACCAATCAGGTCTAAGAGCACCTGCTCTTGTTTGAAAAGAAAGACTACTCCCGTCAGACTCTAATGAAACTCCAACTATGTTAATTGGCGTATATACTGTATAAAAACCATCTTCATCCACTGTATTTAATACCCTTGTACACGTTCTCGTTCCGCTCGTCGGGTCTCCTGCTGTCGGGATCAGTGTTACTGGAGGGGCAGTTTTTGTCACCCAAGACACCATTACCTCTACTTCTTTTGCATTACACACCCACTCTGCCACTACGTCAAAGGTGGTCGGTGTTGAGGAGAACTCGTTTGGTGAATCGACCTCACCTATTTCAACTACTTCGTTCGCTACCTGACTTAACTCTTTATCCTTTACGAAGAATAGGTTTAGCCTGTCGCCGTCGATTAGTCCCGCCATAATGATTATTATTATTATTCAAGTTCAGTAAAGTCTTCTGATACCTGTATTTTAATCTTACCAGCAACGCCAGCTTTCCAGCAATAGAATTCTTTTTCAACACCACCAACGCCACCACCGCTAACTATATTAGGGGAGCCTTTAGCACTAGGTTGTACCTTATCAAACTTCATGGGTATGTCAGTACCGTCTCTAGTGGTAACCGTTTCTTCGGGTGTCTTTAGGTTAACGGGTCTAGATAGTTTACCTATCTCCTTAGATATCATTTCACCCAAATCATTTTTAGCGTCGGTCGCTTCTACGATTTGTTCTTTGAGTTCTCTAGTAGACAGACCTTTTATATCAACACCAAGATCAAGTGCTTGTTTCTGAACACTCTTTCTGTTTGTGTTGACCTCAGATAGAGGAACGGCTTTTGCGTATTCACCCATATAGTTATGCGAGGTTTGAAGCGTCTAGTACTACGGCTGTGCATTTAGCCCACCCCCACTTGTACGGCTCCACACTGGTACGTATGACATACAGCCCAGAGGTGGGAACGGCAGGTGGGGATGTTGCAGGCAACACCGTAGGGGATACACTTCCCCGCGCAACAGCAGCCCCATTGTTCTCTACGTCAAAGTTTAAAGGGGCAAAGTAAAAACCGTTTTCGCTAAACCCAGTTTTGACTTTAACGGACACAGTTTGTTGTTTTGTAGTACCCCCACCGATAGAAATCGTGGGGTGTAGTGTTGCGGGTATTGTTAGTGCTTGTACTGAAAGAGATCCGTCTCTTTCTGAACTCACCCTTTTTGATTTATCATACGACGAGTTCTCCGCCGAAAAAGACGCTGCCACAGTAGCACCAGCACTTACCGATACCCCTACTTTAGCTCCCGTCAAAACAATAGTATGCGAAACGGGCTTAAACAAGGGCCACGGTAAGTTCGGACCTATAATACTTGTTAGCCTTTGTCTTAGTGAGGATTCAGTAACAGACCCATTTACAGTCTGTATGAAGAACGCGATCACACGAACGGGGATATCGGAACCCCACGATTTTTGAATATCAATTTTTAATTCAGGCTTTACGGTAACTGTTGCTGATGCAGTGTCTGTTTCGTTTCCAGAAACGCTGCCCGATGTCCCAACAGCGTTGCCTACCCACTCAGAGTCGCTGTAACCTGAACCACCATCCTGCGACCAAATAACCTCAATCGATTTTAAAGTGTCTGGCACTTGGATATCCATCCGACTGGGGAAGGATATAGAGTAGGTGTCTAGTGACGCAGAGGGAGTTGTCTGTACTGTCTTTAAAGTACGGTCTTCGTTGACCGCTTTGTAAGATGTATTAGCCAGACTAGTATCCACCAAAGAAGGCGGAACAAACTGTTCGGTTGTAATGATCTGGGTATTGAGAGTATCGTCCCACTCACTGGAAACAAGCGTGGGCCAAGCATCTACGCTAACCGTTTCCTTAACGGAGCTACCGTCGCCCGTTGGCGTAACAACTGATTGTGCAACTAAGAAACCAGAATCAGGAGTCAGGATGCCCGATGAGTACGTCTCAACCGTGTTCGCTTTGGTGGACTCAACGTAGTTACGCTTGCCCAAAAGAACTACGTCGGTTGTAGGCTTTGGTTGGATTACGCTCTTTACAAGCTTTACGTTAGGGTTGAGCTGGTCTTGAGACGCTTGAAGTTCGTTTGCCGCTAGTGTTGGGCTAACCGCTATGCCTTCTACTATTTCCTCTGTGGTAGTTCTTGGTAGTGACGAACGGTACTTATCAGGAACCAGATCGGGTACTTGGGTTAGGTACGAAAGCTTGTAGTCTAAGAAAGCTGTCTCAACATACGTATGCGTTTCCTGTACGTACAAAGAATCAAGTTCGGGTTGTTCAATTTTCTTCTGCTGCTTGTCAAAGAACACGTACTCCACACCGTCAAATGTATCTTGCGGTACGTCTGGCATTGCGGAGCCAAACTCTGGCGTTGCGGGATCGAAGTCTGCTCGCGGAGTTATGTACTCTCTAAGCACCACCCGAAACTCTCGTCCGCCGACATTGCCGATGATGTTACGAAAGCCCGAAGCAAAGTTATACAGGTCTTGGTTCTCACGATCCGCTGCGTAGAAGAACTCAAAGATTTCGTTGCGCTCGATGTCAACGGGCTTGATGTAAATCAGCTTGTGGTGGGGCCACTTTGTTTCGTTAGGATGCGGCGTACCGTACTCAGGAAACGCGTTGCGGTTGCAGTCTCGGATTTCGCTGAACAAGACATCCGTAACAAGCGGAGTCGGAAAGATTTTCCTGTCCTGCCTATACGGTGCTTGGGGTAAGGCTGAAATTGGCATTAAAGAATGGCTAAGTAATTATAAGTTTTACCTGCTGTAATACTACTACTAGCAGTAACTGTAAAACCACCGCTAGCTGCTAGAGGCATAAGTACGTGAGCTTCTATTCCTGTACTCCCGTACTGTTGTGTGAATACTTTAGAAGTAGCTGTCATACCAGTTACGGGAACAGAAACCTGAGTTGTTCCTGTTGTAGCCCATGAAAAAGAACCAGCAACAATACCTACTCCAGCCAACGGCAAACCCGTACAATTAGTAAGGGTTCCTGCTAATGGGATTCCCAAGTTCGGCGTTGTAAGAACAGCATTAGTCGAAAGGACATTATCCCCGCTCCCAGTTGAACCCGTTACGCCAGTACCGCCGTTTGCAAAAGGCAGGATTCCTGTAACGTGTTGCGCCGAACCTGTTGTTAATATAACTT